CGCTGGCGGCGCACCAGCTCCTTGTACTTCTCGATGTCCACAATGCACTTTTCGCCCATCGAATTCTTGTGGTACGCGATCCCTTCCATGACTTTCTCTCCGCACATCGAGCAGTTGATCATGTGCTGCATGGACATATGCCAGTGCGCTTGCTTGCCGAAATAATCCATCGCGAAGTGATGCAACGGACCAATCGAGCGGAGATCGTTTTGCGCGGCCGCGAGTTCCCCGGCCTTCACGAGTTCTTCCATGGTCGTGTTGACCCGCGCCTTGAAGAGCTTGATCTCTTCCTTCAGCTTATCGAGTTCGTCCGGACGCGTAAGCGACCAGAAAACTCCGAACTTGTTCAGGTTGTTTCCGCTCTGATCCATCTCGTCCCAGTTCTGCAGCTGCGATTCCCAGGCGAGGCCGGGAAACGCGGACGGGTTCAGAAGCGAAGTCGCGCACCGTCGGCCGTCGATCTTTTTGTAGAAATATTCGGTCGTTCCCGGCTTGTTGTACGGCTCGTTCACGTAAGCCGGGATGAACGTGCAGCTGAACATCTGGTTCTTCGGGCACGCCGGGATCTTCAAGCCCGGGAAAAGCGGCGGCTGCTCGATGCGATATTCGCGGTCCAGAATATTGTAGATGTAGATCACGTACTGCACCGGCTCGCGTTCGTCTCCCGGCATCAGGATGCTCGAGCCGTGATTCTCCGCATCCATCATGGACTTCGCTTGCGACATCGCCCTGCGCTGATCCTGGGCGATTGTGTGCGTGATTGGGATCCTTCCTGGCGTTGCCATTGTTCCTCCCCGATTTATTGTAATCGGATGATCGGACGATCACCCGTCGACATCCCCCGATTGAAGAACGGCCTGCGGCCGCGAGATGTCATCGCGTCCCAGACTTTTTGAATCTGCTGCATCTTGCGATCCAGCACCGAAGTTCTGACTCCCTGGTTGCCATAGCTCACCGGGCCCCACCAAGTCGGCAGATTCCGTTCGAGTATTTCCGCGATCTGGGCGGTCTTCTTCTTCTCTTCCTGCTCCCGCACGTATTGACGGGCGGCAGCTCGCTCGACTTCCGACAATCTCTGGTACGCAATGAACATCGGAATGAGGCGATCAATCATATAGTGCGAAAGCGGGAAGTGCGTGACGACAAGCTTTCCGTCGCGCATCTCTTTCGAGATAAGAGGCTGCATGATTTCGTAACGGCCGCGCCAGGGATATTCGCCCGTAACGTAGAAGCCTCGCGGAGAATCATGCGGATGATTCGGATCGCGTTCCTGGGAAGATTTCGCGGCCATCCACGCCTGCGCGTAGTAGCTCGCCGGGGATCCGTAAGCTTCCGGCGGCTTCCAGCGCATAATCACCCAGCAAGGCATGCCATGGCATGCGTACCTATCGATGTACCCGGGGCGTTCGTTCCCGAACTCATCGCGCCAGATATTGCCCTGGCGGATGAATTCCGATTGGCCCCAGACAATTTTGAAGTTGGGATCTCCGAAGCGGTTCCGGCCGAACATTCGGGTAATGCGGTCCTGAAAACCCGCCGGGCAGCGTCGCGTCTCGGCTCCCTTTACGGTTCGCATGGAACGATCTTTGCGTAGACCTCTTCAGTCCTGCACAGGTACAAATCCTTTTCCTGCGTGAGCGACTCGATGTCCGAAAGATCCTGCGGAAATCCGGTGAACACCACCATGTCGCCGGGGCCCACTATCGTGACGTCGGCGGCCACCGCTCGAATCATTCCCTTCGAGCTGGTCTGTTCGGCCGCGAGCGTCACTCCGGCTTCGGTTTTCGTTTCACCGCGCTGGATCTTCTGAATCACGACCCAGTCGTGCAGTGGAACGAGCCGGAATTTTGGAAGCTTCGCGAGCAATTGCTCGGCTTCCGCCTGGGTCATTGTTTGTAGCGTGCTCATCGATCACCCGATTTTAGTTCTTGCATCTGCACGTAACTCCGCACGGGCAAATAACCGGCGGCGGCGGCATGGGCGTGGGACCGTCAAGAAGTACGCTCGCGCTTTGCAGCGGCGGCCGCGCTTCATGGCTCCAAATCGCTGCAAAAAGCGCCAGTGTTGCGAGCATTAAAATTTTCATGTCTGCCTCGGAACGAAAATGTTCCACAACGGCTTAACGCCGTAAAGCCCCACGAACCAAAGAAGTTGCGGAAGGGGTCTTCTGGGAGCTTCCGCAAAAGACCCCTCCGGAAAAGTTAACTCGTGACCGAAGGCACGGCCGCGCTGGAAATGTACACGCCAGCCTTCATGTTCGAGTTGAAGAGGTTCAAAAACGCGTTGTAGAAGAAGATGCTCGAGGTCAGGTAGCTGCCCTGGTTCGTGAAATCGGGGATCGGCATGGTAGTCACGCCATCTCCGAAATCGTACATGGACGGCTCCACGGTCTCGATGATGCCCCAGGTTTCTGGGCACACGGCATCGAGTCTTCCCTGTTTCGCGGTGTAGCTGACGTTCAGCTTCCGGCCGCCGTAATTCGGGGCCATATGCTTTTTCGTCATGTCGAGCGCGGTGTCTCCCGGCGGGACGTAGTTTTGCTGCAGCACGTTGGTGTACAGCTGCGTGACCGCGAGTTCCTGATCGGGTCCGCAGATCCACTCGAACTCGACGACCGCTTCGTTGTCCGCGCCGAGTCCGCGACCAATGAGGATCTCGGCCTTGTA